TCCGGGGTGGACGTACTTGACGATCTGCCCGGAGGAGAAGTTGGAGAGCGCAAAGGCGTTATAGCCCGCCTGCACCATTTGGAACTGCCAGGGCGCAATGCCGGGCTGCCAGGCGGTGTCGATCTCCTGGTCTTCGGACGGCCCGAAGTGCATCGGGCCGATTCCTAGGTCCAGCATGAATCTACTAGGTTCAGTGGGATGCTGGTGCTTGATGGAGTTGCGGCGGCGTTCGATCACTGCGGCGCTAGGCCAAGTTGACTGCGCTCGATCACGGGCTTCTCGAGCAGGATGGGCCACCTACGGAGTCATCTTAACGTCTTGAAAATAAGTCCCGGTCGCGGTCAACGAAAAGCCGCGCAGTTCAATCTCCACATTGATCGCCGTTAGACCACCCTTGATGTCCACATTGCACGTCAGATAAAACGGCGAACCCGAGGCCGTCCAAACAGCCCCGCCCGTGATCTTGCCGCAGACCGCGGTTCCGGGCTGGCGAGTCGGTGCCAACGTTGGGATCGGGGTCTCGGTAGGAATCGGCGTTTCGGTCGGAATGAGCGTCTCCGTTGGAGTGAGGGTTACGGTAGGCTCTAAGGTCGGAGTTGCTGTCGGGAATTCTCCGCCGAACGAGAGCGCGGCATAGGCATCGACTAAGCCGAACCCGTAGAACTTGTCCCAGCCGACTGTTCCCTTGTCGGCCGCGGTGAGCTGCAAAACTTGTCGAGCCTCGGCATTCGTCAACGTGGATCGAAAGCTCAACAGCAAGGCTCCGGTGCCTGCCGCGTGCGGAGTAGCCATCGAAGTGCCTGACAAGGAACGATAGCCCGACGGATCACATAAGCTACAGGAGCCGGTAGGAACACTGCTCAGGTTAGCAACCCCCGGTGCCGCCAGCTCTACTTCCGGTCCTGTCGTACTGAATGATGCTCGGTTATCAGTCGCATCCGTCGCCGCGACCGCGATCACGCTGTCATAGCGAGCGGGATAGAGCACGCCCTCGCCGCCCGAGTTCCCGGCCGCCGCAAAGATCAGCACGCCTTTGGAGTACGCGTAGTCCACCGCGTCTTTCATGACCTGGCTGAAGCCGGACCCGCCCAAGCTCATATTGATGACATCCGCTCCGTTATCGGCCGCCCAGATGTTGCCTGCTGCCACAGCCTCCCAAGTTCCGCTCCCGCCAGAATTGAGTACCTTCACGGGCTGGACTCGGCAAGCCCAGCACATCCCAGCCACTCCGAGGCCGTTGTTCGTGTTCGCCGCCGCGATGCCGGCGACGTGCGTTCCGTGTCCGTGATCATCAAACGGATCGGGATCATTGTTCACGAAGTCGAATCCGGCTACGCATTTGCCAGCCAAATCCTCGTGACTGCAGGCGACTCCGGTGTCGATCACGGAGATGATGATCGTATCTGATCCGGTAGACAGATCCCAAGCCTGCGGTCCTTTGATCCGAATTGGGCCGTACTGCTCCGGCCAGCGCGGGTCATTCGGGATCGTTTCCACCGCGAAGACCAAGCCAGCGACCTCGGCATAGACTACGGGATCGGTCCCTTCCAATTGATCAATGACGGCCAGCTCCTTGCCTTCATGAACGCCAGCTACCGTCACGTCGATCTCGGGAAGTTCTGACTGATACCAGGCTCCGAACTGCTTGAGATGCGCGTCACGCGCCTGGATCGGTAAACCGGGCTTGAATCGGACAAGGATCTGACCCGGCGCGAACTCCGGGACTGGCTGATCGGCCTGCGCAGGAAATCCGATGAAGGAAATTGCAATCAGAATGAAGAGGACGATGATCAATTTCTTCACGGGTACCCTCTCCACGCCTCAGCAGCTCGCATGATCTCGATTACATCGGCTGCGGTTTTGGCCGTTTCAAGCTGACCCTCAATGGACTTCTTGAGTGTAGCAGGAATGTGTTCCGTAGTAAAAGCCCGAAGTGCTTGGCCGCGTTTCATTCGGTTGATAGCAAAGCGTTCCCACTGGCGCATCTCTTCCCCCATCCCATCTTCACGGCCATTCTGCCGAGGTCCGGGCCGGGGCTGCTGGGCGAACACCGGGAACTCTCGTTGAGGCTTTTCCTTGGCGGGCTTAACCTCTAACTCTTCCGCCGCCGCCCCTGGATCCTCAATTCCCTCCCTGACCAAAGTAGCATGTCTCTCGGCCTCAATCTGCTGGTCCTCCGCCATGACTTCCAGCTTATCCCAGCGCCACTTGAATCTCAGGCCGGGCTGGAACTCATCTAAGTATTCCGCTTCGATGACTCCGCTGAGATATTCACCCCGAGGCTTGATCGCATTGATGATCAGGGCTTTCATCTGTTCCCGAGAGGCGGCAAAGTTGGCGGCCTCCCAGGCTCCCGCAATCGCGGGGGGGACTCGAAACACCGCGCATACATCCCGGCGCACTTCTGCCAGGATCTCGGCCAGTGCCAGATCCTTGGTAGGATACCCGATGATGTTCGGTTTCATGCCGTGGGTTGTGAAGCCGGCTCGATGCTGATTCTCTTTCTTTCCGAAGGCCCGCTTCCATGCAGCCACGATCTTATCTAAGGTGGATTCGTCAATGGATTGATCGGATGAGAACACGATCGGGGGGATCGCATAGTTCTTGAAGAAGGCCGCCGTGTACTCCGCGGCATTCACTCCAGCGTTTACGGCTGCCATTGCGACAGAAAGTTTAGAAAGTCCCCCCAGATCATTGAAGGGATGGTATTCCCGGAAATACATCACGTCCTCCCGCGGGAATGTCCGCTCCGCGGAAGCTCTGCCAGGAAGTCTCTGAGTAAATCCCTTGATGCCCCCGCTATCCGCTTCCAGTTTGATGGTCGAGGGATTGAGCCTCATCAGGCCCTTGATCCTCTGAGTAGCTTGTCCTCGGGCCTTTAGCCAGTAGGCGACCCCGAAGATGTCCAGATCTGATTCGGTTGCCCGCATCAGATCGTTCCCATTCATCTCGGGATTGACTTCCTTCAAGGTTTGTACGGCAGGGTGGGTCGTTGGAAGCGGGCTCTTCTCATTGGTCTCGGGCACGATTTCCCATTCGACGCCCGCAATCGCATCGGCCCGGATAGTGATGCAGGCATAAGCCCACACCGAGGCTTGATAGGCTTTGATGAGATCGGTCGTTGAGACCCCCTCGCCCCGCTCCCAAACCTTATCCGCCTGCCAGCCTGGAAGGGTGACGATGGCTTTGAAGTCCTGCCCGTTGATCTTCCCGAGATTGATTATGCCCATCGGAAGCTCGGCTCTCCACCAAGCATGAGTTCAGTCAATACCCAGACCATTGCGTCTACCCGGTTAGGAGACCAGTCGGATTCGCCGGGCACCCAGTTGCACATTTCGTCTTCCAGCTCGGCCTGCTCACCAACATGATGAATGCGGCCTTTCTCATAGAGTGCCGCGATTGGTTCAGCGCGGACCATCTTTCCTCTCGAAGCCCGCACAGAAGTATAGGCTACACCCGAACCGTCAGATACGTTGCGGATAACGTTCTCCACCATGTCTCCGCCATGATTCACTTCCCCAATGATACGGTCAGCCTTGTTCTTATGATAAGCCGAGACGACCGCACTTCCCCATACGGCCGGCTTGACTCCCGGAGCGGGGGTCGCATCCTCCAGAATGTAGGCATGATATTCGTCCCCGATCTTCGCTTTCCCAGCCACGATGATTCCAGTCTGCCCGGTCGATGATTGGGGATCCACACCGACTGCGATCCGAATGAGCTCAGGATGCTTGTTCACCCGGTCGATGAGGTCACGATTCCACAATGCCCGTGGATCATCATCAACTTCAGCCGCCAGGATCTCGGCCTTGTAAGCCAGCTCGGTCATGTCGGTTGAGATCTCGGCTAGGGCCTCTCGACTGAGATAGGGATTCTCCAGGCTGGAGAACAAGAACGATTCCCATCTCCCGGTCGTGTCTTCAGAAGCCCGCTTGTAGAGTTCCTTGGAATGATTCTTGCCCCGCTTTTGGGTGAAGATGAAGACGGCATCGCCATCGTTGTCCAGGAGCATCGGGGCTCCGACCTCGTTCCAAGTATCCTCGCTCATCAATTGGAACTCATCGAGAATCAGCAGATCGGCATAGTCCCCCCGGAGGGTATCCGCATTCCAGGCCGTCTTTCCTCGAATGCGCTGCTCAGTGCCTTCTAGCTCAATGGTGTGCTTGGTCTCATTCTTGTTATAGACCCCATGATCGATCGGTTCCTGCAGGGCGATTTTGCATTCATGCCAGAAGCGATCGACCTGGTCCTGGGTAGGTGTGGCATAAAGAATGCGCCTCCCTTCGAGGAAGGCGCGGATAGCAAGAACGGCGACCCCGGTGGTCTTTCCGCTCCGGCGGCCGGCACGAATAACCTTACGCTTGGCCGAGGAATCAATGAACTGGCGTTGCCGGTCGTGCGGGCGCCTGAGCGTGACGGTGAGGTCGAGAGCGGTCATTTTGATACGTCACCTTGATGTTGATTTCGCCGGTGTGCTGCACCACTTCGGCCGCCATTCCCCGATGGCGTCCTAAGAGGTCGAGTGCCTTCTGCGCGTTATAGAGTTCGAGGCTGAGAGTTGTGTATTCGTACTGCTCGCCTTTCTCGGAGTAGCGGACAGTCGAGATAGCCTTGATGCGCTTGATGAGATGGCCTCGTTCCTTGATGATCTCGGGATCGAAGGCAATCCGGTTTCCGTCAGGGTTCACTACCATGAAGTCGCCGATCGAGGTGGTAGCTTGCTCGGTGAGACGTGCGAGGATTTCGTCTAGCTTTAGAGAACGCTTCTCGAATTCCTGGTCGATGAGTTTGCTGATGTTAGGTTTTGTCAATAACTGCGAAGCTACTTGCCGCGCAGTCTTAGCTGAGAAGCCTGCTCGGATCGCGGCCTTAGTTGCATTGAAGTCTCTGGGGTACTCAAGCACAAACGCCCGCTGTTTGGCGGTAAGCTGTGGGGGCACGCTGCGATAGTAGCACAGATGTGGGGGTAGGTCTACTGGTATCTCTTACGCGCGATCTCTATTTCCCTCCCCGCTGTCCCATTGGCATTGAATCTTACCTCAGCCTGATCGAGCCTCCGAAGATAGATGCCAAGGACTTCTCGAACATGATAGAAGGCCTCATTGTAGGCCGCGAGCCGCAGCCAGAATTCATAATCTCCTGCGCTCTGGAATGAGCCATCAAAGGGACCGTACTTATCGTGAAGTGATTTCCTCCACATCGGTTGAGGTCCCAGAAAGCAATGCTTCATCAGCTCTTCCAGTCCACCTTCAGCCCAACGAAAATACCCAGTGCGCCAAGCGTATTCAAAGCCTCCTGAAAGATCCTCAACGATGTCCACGTCTCCATAGGCCACGGCTACCTGGGGATGACGATCTAATGTGCTGGCGAGCCTTTCGAGTCCATAGCGGGCCAGCCTATCATCGGCATTGGCGTTCGTCAGGTACTCACCCTGCGCGGCGGCCGCCCCGATATTCCAGGCCTCATAGATGGTAATGGTGGGTTCTGCATCAATCAGGAGGTCGCCGGCCAGGGGATTGAGCAGCCGGTCCGCGATGTCGTATTCCTTGGAATGGATGGGGGCAACGACGATGATCTGAGGCCGCAGGTTCTGATGGATAAGATTCGCAATCCGGCCTTCAAGGTAGGACTCACAGAAGTAGGCACTGACAATGGCGCTCACTTTCATCGGCGGGCAAACAACGTCGAATGTCCAGGCCAGATCGTGCCTAGCTCGTAGGGTTCTACTTTCATAGATTCCCTATTTACCCAGTCCAATTTATAGCCACTATCCTTCAATCGTCTGGCTAGATTGTCTTGGACATTTGTCTCGATCTGATTTCCTGCATGCGCCTCAATGATCCAGTAAGCCACGTCGCAGGTTTCTAGCCCATCAGAAACCACCGCGTATTCTGCGCCCTCGATGTCAAGTTTTACGACTTCGGCTTTGGAATCGATGTCCTTGAGTCGGATCGCTTCGACTGGAATGCCCACAGAAACAAGCGCCCCATTGGACTGTCCATTGTAGTGAACGGTACCATTCTCCTTCCAAAGAACAGCCGCCTTGAGTATCCAGGGCCAATCCTGAAACCCATTGAGGGCGATATTAACTTCGGCGATGTCAAGGTTGGAAGGATGCGGATCAACTAGTGAAATCCAATTCGCCTTCTGGCTGAGAAGGATCAGACCATAATGTCCATGGTGACATCCACCGTCCACGATCCGCTTGTTCTTCAGTGGGATGTTATCGAGCACCCATTGATACTCTAATAAAGCATAGGGGCGAGGAGGATCGTACCAATCCTTTGCTAATGGAGTCCCAATAAAGAACTCCAAATCATAGATTCCATGTCGGATGATATAGGGTTCAAACTGTTCCATGCGCCAATGTCCTGAAGCTAGTTGGAATGATCTCTTCGATTCATCGGGCAACCAAGTCACGATATGCCTCATAGTCCGCGACATCATGATAGGAGTCCATCTGGATGGTGTAGTGCTTGACCTGTTCTAGGGCTAGATTGAGCGCGTCGGTGTGATTCGTGAGATAAGTCTCGTGCAGGATCTTCATCACAGATTGGGGCCAGCCAAGCACCCCCCAGGCTTTGAGGAGTTGGCCCCGATTCTCTGGATTCTTGTCGTCAATCCGACCGTCTCGCCATACTCCATATCGATGCCCTTCAATCGTATCGAAGAGACCGACCATCATGAAATTCAGGTCAGGAGAATCGGGAAAGATGTTTTCGGGAAAGACCGTATCCGGCATGGCGAAGAAGTAGTAGTCTGCCTCAACCGTCATAGAGCGAATGCCCGAGAGAAGGGTATCGCCGTCCTGGAGCACGAAGTAGACATCGGAGAAACCTTCGAGCTCCTGAGCGTGTTGGGCGATCTTGTCGGGATTACTGATCACGATCACGGCATCCGAGACTGTCCACAGGATGCGCACTGTCCGATGCAACAGGGACTCTCCCGTGTCCCAAGGAAGCAGTTCTTTGAGAAGTCCTCCGAAGCGTTCGGCCTTTCCTGCAGCCGGGACAATCCCGACGATCAATTGAAGACCCTCCAGTCCTTCTCATCCCCAATCTGGATTTTGTGCTTGGTCTCAAGATAGAGCTTATTCTTCAGACGGATCTCAGAGTAGCGCGGGACAGCCCAGCGGGTTTTCCCCCCGTAGTGCAAAACCGGGAGGTTGGATTTCTCAATTTGGAATCCCGCCTGCTGCGCCCGGAGACAGTAATCGGTATCGTCAAAGCCGCAGACTTCGAACGCCTCATCGAAAGGACCAACTGATTCCCTTACGGATCTTGGAATGGCGAACAGCCAGAGCCCCAGCCAGCGCAGATCTCCGAACGTGATGAGCTGATTGCCCCAGAGTGCGTCATGAGTCATCCAGGCTAACGCCTCCTGAATGGAGGCGATCGCCACGATGTCATTATTGAGCACCACAATCCAATCAGGATCCCCGGCCGCCGCGATCCCCACATTGATCGCCGCGGCATAGCAGACCCGAGCTGGAAGCTGGATCGCATCGGGGTAGGGCGTGTCAGACGCGTTGTCGATCACGATCAGATCGATGCCCGGATCGAAGGCTTGAATGGATTTAATGGCCGGCTGGGTCCATTCATGCCAGCCGTCGATCCCGACGACGACTATCGCCACACTTGCCATTCTTGCCTCTCAAACACCTCCAGCGCAGAGTTCGGCGTCAAATTGATAATGCGCCGACTATCTGCCTCGAATGCAGTCCGCGCCATCTGATAGGCCTCAGCCGATCTTACCAAGTCCGGGGCATGCCATTTGTTCCCATCCGAGAAATACCGCGGGTCGAAGTGATTGGGATCCTCGCCCTGCGCGATCAGCTCTTGATTCGGATTCCCCTCATGAGTATAGCGATGATCTACTCCCACCAGGAGAATGGTTGAGAAGCCCATCCAGTAGGCCAATTGGAGAGCGACGAAAGAAACGGTATGCCCCTCATAAAGACCTGCTCTTGGATCGGGGAAGAACTGGGGATCGCCCAAAGACCTCACAGGAACCACGGTTGGCTGCTGGGCTACTGCCAAATTCTGCGCCAAGTAATGCTCAGAGAGAAAGAACCGCCTCACCTTCCCTTTGTAGGCTTGCAGCATCTCGCGTCCGAATTGATCTAATACGAGCGGATTGACTGCCGCGTAATAGTAGGGCGTGAAGCCGGCCAGTCGATAGATGCGGTTTGTCCCGAAAGATGGGTACTTCTGCAGAAACTCGAGCGGGATGTCTTTCAGCGAGGGCCCATTCCCGACGATGAGTCCTGTCTCGCCCTTGTGGATGTCTTTGAGCTCCTGCCATTTCCGCTCGGCATCCTGCATGACTGTGGGATCATTCAACCACGGTTCTGGACGTGATGTAGCCAGTTGATCAGGAACCAACTTACCCTGACGAATGAGCCAGGGCTTCTCATCGATCCACATCACATCCTGATGAGGCGAGATCAAGCGCATGTCGCAGTAGAGCTTGATGCCGGCCTTCCGACACTTCTGGGAAAAGTCCCAATCCTCTCCGAGGAAAGTATCCTCCCCATCCTCATAGATCATTCGGAACCAGGGATAACGAAAGCCCTTGGCTTCCAGTTCAGTAAAAACCTTCCTACGAATGCAGAGCGCGGCGGCGCCCACGATGTCCGCCTCCATCACCCCGGCAGTCCATTCGATCGGCTGGGCCAGGTCCTCCCCTTTCATCACATAGACCTGGGGATCGAATGGCTCGCCTCGTCGAAACGCCAACGCCCCGACGACGGGGAGATTATCCTCGATGAGTTTCAAGACCACATCATGGGAATGTAGGTGATCGGTATCGAGCATCGTCAGGGAGGACTCGGGATGCGTGGTGATCTCCATGAACTTCTTAGCGATCCGGTTTCGGCTTACATCCACCCGGCTATAAGGATGCCGAACCCTTCGAATCCCATGTAGCACACAGAAGGCGGCCAGATCCTCCCGACCATCCACAACCTCAGAACTGATATGGCGCTCGTTGAGAACTGCAAACCAATGAGTAGGCCCAGACCCTTCCTGCTTGACTTCAGGTTGGCGGTGCGGCCGACGCTGGCGGCGCCTCATGCCTTTTCGCGCTTGCGGTATTCCAGCTCGAAATGCGCCTTGCGAATCAGATCCCGTAGTACCAGGGACATGCTTTCATTCCGCTGCCTGGATAGTTCGTCAAGTTTCTTACGATCTTCAGAGGATAGCCTTATGTTAAGGCGTTCTTCCTTGTTCATACGCACATTTTACAGCCTTTGTAGAGCCAGTGCAAGATCAAACACTTGACTTGTGCGTACAGTATGGTACTATTATAGGCAAGGAAAGGAGCTTCCGGTGACAGAACAGACGTTCGCCCCAGAGCCGCACCAACAGCTGATCGACGGCTTGAATGCCCTCATGCTGGAGGGCCAGCTCGATAAGGCCGAGGCCCTGGAGATCATAGCCTACTATAACGAGTTGCATCCACACGATAGTTGGCTGGATGGTTCCGTTCTCTGGCAGCTCCGAAAAGACTTGGGGGCGGCATGAAGATCTTCCCCAGCCGATACCGAGATCGATGCGGAACCTGCCTGCTCCCCATTCGCAAAGGCGAACTGATCCGGCGCCTGGAGAGTCCAGCGATCATCGAAATCGCTGAACGCTACAACTATGACAAGCTACGAACCGAGGGCGGAGGGTACCGGCGGCTGAACTATGCCCACGCCCGATGCCCGAACGACTGCCCGGTCTGCGGGCAGGCCGAGCCGCACGTGTGCCGAGAAAGCCTATAGGAACAGGAGAAGACCATGAGCAACCAAACAGAGATCGTGGAGGTGGAGCCGATGGCAATCGTTAAAAGCGACCGGGTGCAGCTGGGGACGATTGAACTGGAACCAGAGGAGGTAATCGCTCGAGGTGCCAAGATCGCCAAAGCCCTGGCCCAAGTCATCAAGAAACAGAGCCTCTTCGTCAGCATCCGGGGGCGAGATCATGTCCGGGTTGAGGGATGGACGACGCTGGGCGCAATGGTCGGCATTGGCCCGCGTACCGTGAGCGTGACAGAGATCGAACCCGGGATCTTCGAGGCCAGAGTCGAACTCATTCGAATGTCGGACGGAATGATCATCGGCGGCGGGATCGCCGAGTGCGGATCCCCGGACGAGACGAACCGGGATGGCCTGTCCGTATGGGCTGATCGGCCTCGATACGCCCGAAAATCTATGGCGATCACCCGAGCCACCGGTAAGGCATTCCGACTCTCGCTCTCTTGGATCATGCAGCTCGCGGGGTTCGATCCCACGCCCGCCGAGGAAATCCCCCATGAGGAGGCCAGTCCTACGATCCCCAAGAAGGATCCTCTAGTACGCGAAGATTGGACATCGATGTTCTGGCAGCTCGCCAATCAATACGAGCTCGACAAAGAGCAGGCGGCGGAAGTGCTGCGCAATCACGACAACAACTTCCACCACGCGTATGAGACCCTCAAGGCCTCGCTTGAGCCAGAGCCGCCGCAATGAAAAGAAAATGGCCTGAGATTCTAATGTTGATCAGTGTCGGATTAGCCTTGTTGTTTGGGGGATTGGTATTGGCTTTTTCGTTCGCGGGATGGTGGCAATGACTACGCCAATCCTCAAAGTCATCCACGCGAAAGAGATCCTGGCCGACCCATTCCGGGACCAGAAGGAACTGACGCCCCGCGAGCGAGAGATCGCCCAGCTCGCGGCTCGGGGCTGGAGCATCACCGAGATCGGGCAGGAGCTGGAGATCGTGCCGCATACGGTGGCCGTGTTTCTGAACCGCATCCGGCTGAAGATCGGAATCAACCGGCACGGCCTGACGCGGCAGATGATCGAACGATTGGACCGCGCGCTTGAGTAGCTATGCTATGATGTCCTCGGCATCGGGTCCCTTAGCGGCCCATGTCCACAAGTCGGTACGTCCCGCCCCTGGCCCCTCGAAGTCGGAAGCTCCGAATAGGCTCGGGGCGGGTCGCGTCTTAGGGAGCCAACTCTCATGCTGTTAATCTCAATGACCATGATCCTGATAGCCCTGGACAGTGGGGTGAGATTCAGTAGCAGTCCTCTTTGGCTCGTGTGGATTGTCTGCTTCCAAATGGGAGCGCTCATCGACATCGGATTGATTCGAAAGTTCTGGCGCAAATGACTGAGTTCACCTACACCAGTCTGGTCGGCTATAGAGAGCACATGCTATCTGGCAAAATGACCAGCCAGCGCAACCGGATCTTGACCTGCCTGTTTGAGTCCGCGGTCCCGCTCTGCCGGCGCCAGATCGCGAAGCTCACGAACATTGAGATCAATGCAGTCTGCGGGCGAGTGAATGCAATGCTGCCAGACGAAGAGCAAGATAAGCCCGGTCTGATCCACAAAGTCTACGAAGCGATTGATCCGATCACCGGGAAGCTCGTTGAGTTCTTAGAGCCGACCTGGCCGCAGCCGATACAGAAGTCCTTTGAGAACTTTCTAGCCCAAGAGGAGGGCCAATGACTATCTATCGAGTAAAGATGGCGAATACTGAGTTGAGCGGTGAACGAAGAGAATACATCGTGCAGGCGAAGAATTTTGGCGCTGCCGAGGCCAAGGCTCTCAAACAGATGGGCAAGGATATGGCTGGCGAGCGCGGCAAGAACTATGCCTATGAGGCTGAGTTGCTTGGCCCGCTCGTGAAATAGGCTAGGGATCCTATGCCATACAACCACGCCGGTCTGCATGTCAAAAACAGGAACCGCGTCGCTGTCGGGGATGATGGTCTCAATCTTCATCCGATCAACATCAGCCCCGATTGCTGGTACTACGAACAAAGAGGCGGCATCGCCGTTTATTGGGAAGGTCACGGGTTACTTGCTGTCATTCCTTGGCGTAATCTTCGGGCCAGCCTCAGGCGGAAGTCTGAAGCAGAAGAGCTTTGAGGAGTTCATGCGATGAATTGTCCAACTTGCAATACGCCGATTGACGAGCACCAGGCGACGCGTTGCTTGGACGCGTGGGTTGCCGAGGCAGTAATGGGAATATCTTTGCTTGCCGATACACCCGAAAAAATAGCGATGGCTGTATTTGATGCTTCGGTAGGGAGCGACGGCCGCGGCCACGCTGACTTCACCTGGAATGGGACGCGTTACCGACAACTGGATCTGATCCGTAGCGACTTAGGCATTACGAATTATGAGTATGGTTGGTCTTTTTGGACACGTCGATCCGGAGAGCTCTGGCAATCAGACTTAGAGGCGCATGTCGATAAATGGCGGGCATTATCACGCCCTTACAGCACCGAAATCGCCGCGGTGTGGGAAATCCTCTTGCATTTCACGCCTTACGGTTCATTTAGTTTCTTTCTCCAGCGATGGCACACCGACAACGGGAATTGGCATTGCGATTACGCGGGCATCAAGGCAACCAGCACAGCTCAACAAGGAGCGCCGTTGGCAATCTGCCGGGCCGCCCTCAAGGCCGTCGAACATGAGCGAACCATCCGAAATCCAGCCTGAGGTCCCGATCCCGATAGGTCTCTATTCGGTCCTGTCCGTCACCGACCTGCGGATCAAACGATCAGGCAAACCCTGGCGGACGGTGAGGGCAATGGCCTGGCGACCGGAGGAGCTGGCGGAGTTCTTGCTACAGATGTTGGGGAAGCGGCAGAAGCAAGCCGTAGCCGTGGCGTCTTGTACTTGACGAGGAAGGATTGTAGGCTTATGCTATGTCTGTGGACTTGGCAAAGTGCGCCGATGGCGCATCATACGACCGCTACCGAAGCGGTGGACTTGCGGACCAAAAAGGACCGCCAAGTCCACACCGCAAGGCCCACCGCCCCGGAAGCGGTCGATGCTTTAACAGACACCGTTAGAGGTGGCAGCGATGCCGCCTCGCCAGCGGTGCCGTTGTTTCAAAGCCGTGAAGACTCGAAACTGCGCCTGGTCAGCGTGTCATGAAAGCGGCGAAAAGAATGGGCGGCGGCGTGGGAAGCAGACACGCCAGGCATTCGTCTAGCGGCAGGACTCCGGATAAGGTCGCTCGATCAGCGACTATGACGGTGACGAGGGTTCGATTCCCTCATGCCCTGGGAGCGATCCGCAACGTACGGAAAGCTGGCCGGAGTAGCGCCCGGCCCGTCCATTCAGCAAAGTTCCCGACAACCCCAGAATCCGCAAGGAGCGGGATAGTGGGAGCGACCGGCAACACATCAGCGACACGCCCCAAATCGGGGAGAAGGCGCCAGCGAGGTCAGATAGGGCATCCGGGACCGCTTGAGCGAAGCGCCGTGGCTCCGATAGGTGAAGATAGCCGCGTCTTAGGTCTAACCAATCCTGATCCAGTTGGAGAACTATTAGGAACAGGATACCTAAGATTTCAATCGCCGAGCGGTATCGACGGCTTGGCGAAAGAGAACGGGGATCGACTTGACTTGCTGGCAGTCAACGCGTTGGTTCCTGGCATCGGTCAGTTTCGCAGGTTCATTCAACGATGCAAGCGGGAGTACGAAACGATCTGTATCTGGGAAGTCTGGAATCCGATGCTTCACGAAATCCTGCAGCGATATGGATTTCGAGCCTACTCGGAAAAGGATCGTCATACAGGAGAACGGCTTGAGGGCTACCGCTATGATGCCGGGCACAAGTGAGCCGGATGGTAGGCGGGAGGACAAGATGAGCGAGATACGAGAGATTCGAAAGATGGCCAATGACCCCGAGAGACTCCTGGCGTTGGCCGACCGGAGAATCTTCGGGATCGAGGGTGACACTGACGAAGAGGCGACCATGCGAGAGTGCGCCGCCGCTTGGGAAGCCGATCGTGCCGAACTCGCCCTGCTCCGAGAGGCATCAAGACAGTTAGATCCAATCGACCGGCAAACTGCCGCCACCATTGCCAATTTCATTGATGCCAATCGGGTTCCCTCGCCGTGGCGCGACGGCGGTGTACGGCTCAAACAATTCGCGACTTGGCTTAGAGCTGTAGCCACTAGCGGAGCACCGGATCTCTATTTTGCAGTCAATCCTTGGGTGAAGAAACCCGAACCCAAGTGACCCAGCCCGTCGCCGAGAACGCCGGCACAAAGAAGTGGCGAGCGATGAGCATCCGCACCGGACCACGCCAGTTCGACTACACCTACACCGGACCCGTCCAGCCGCATGTGGCGGAATGGATTCGGGTGAACGCCGAGTACGTCTCGGCAGGCGCCGGGAAGGATCGAGAGCGGGATTTGTGTGAGGGAGGAGTAATGAACGGGAGGCCGTGTCGTTATCTGGCGCGGCCGAATCGGACGAGCTGCGGCAGAAAGCACGATAGGAAATGAACAAACAGGAACATCTCAAAAGACACGTGGAATTACATGCGATGCTTGATGAGCTCGTCGCAGATTGGATCGGGCATTCTCAGCGCCTACCAAGCAATAGCTCTGTAATGGACCTGATGAGATGGGCATACAGCCAAACCCAAGAGAACAGCCTAGTTCACACGGCCGAGCCTGATCCAGAGGATATTGATCCATGATTTGCGCTGAGAGGCTGAGCCCGGCCCGCCCAATCTTAGAGAGGAGTAGACATGAGCAAAGCGATAGATGACGGATTAACAAACATGCAGCGATACAAGCGGCGACAGCCCGAGCGCGTGAAAAAAAGCGCTCGGCGATTTCGAATCAAACATCGAGATCGAATAGCCCTCTGGAGACGAAACTACAATCTGATCCATATAACGGAGACGCGAGCACGGCATGCTGTGAGCAATGCCGTCCGAGATGGCAGACTGGCGAAGGCGAATACTCTTCCCTGTCGATGTGGTAAAGCAGCGCAACAATATCATCATCCTGATTATTCAAAACCCCTAGAAGTCATCGCACTTTGTCGTCAATGTCATCTCCAAGAGATTGGATGACCCCCCTCATTCTGCTGGTGATGTGGCTGACCGGGCTGATTCCTTATTGCGCCGAAGAGGAACGATGACTTCCGCGCTGATCGCCCAGGCTGACTGTTTCCGCATTCCGCTTCCGTCGCGGTCTGTCCACTGCGTCGTGACTTCACCGCCTTACTGGGGCCTAAGGAAGTATTCCGGCGACCAAGGCACCGAGCCGCTGGGCTTGGAGCCAACCCCCGAGCGCCACATCGAGCGTACCGTCCAGTGGGCGCGGGAGGTTCACCGGGTACTGAGGGATGACGGCGTGTTTTGGCTGAATTACGGGGATTGCTATCACGGGTCGGGCGGCGAAAATGGCAATCTCGGCCTAGGCATGGATACATCCGAGGCCCACGGTCTCTACCGCCGTAATCCCCGCGAGAACAAGGGCAACGTAGCTGAGCACGAAACGCCACGCAAGCTGCGCGGCGGCAATCTGGCCCTCATGCCCCACCGCATCGCGCTCGCTCTTCAGGCCGACGGCTGGATCGTGCGCCAGGACCTTGTATGGGCCAAGCCCAACCCGATGCCCGAGAGCGTAGCTGGATGGAGATGGCAAGACGGGGAACTCCGCCGCGGCTCCTGGCGGCACACCCGCGCCCATGAGTACGTCTTCATGCTGACCAAGCAGATGCAGTATTGGAGCGACCAGGAGGCAGTGAGGGAAAGTCTAGCCGAGCCAGAGGCTCACGGCATGAAATACGGCGGAGTAAAGCTAGCCGGAGGTGACAACCCAAACTACTCTGGCAAGCAGTGGGACGCACGTGACCACAGCGGCCGCAATCCCCGCTCCGTCCTCAATATCCCAACCGCGCCCTACCGCGGCGCCCACTACGCCACCTTCCCGCCAGCCCTCATCGCGCCCCTGATCCTCGCCACCTGCCCCCGCTGGTGCTGCCCGGTCTGCGGCCAGGGGTGGGCGCCGGTGGTAGATCGTGGGAGTCTTATACGAACATCGACAACTGGAAGTTTAGGGGATAAGAACGCAAACAACCCTGACGGTAGATTCAATTTTGTCGCTGGTCATTCATATGAGAATAAAGTCCTCGGCCACCGCCCTACTTGCGACCACCCGCACACCCAGGCCGAGGCCGTGCCGGGCATCGTGTTTGACCCGTTCGTAGGATCGGGCACTACGGTTATGGTGGCGAAGCAGCTCCTGCGGTGCGGCATCGGGTTCGATCTGAGCATGGAGTACCTCGATCTTCAGGCAACCCTGCGGACGGGAATCGGAAACCCGAGCACCCAGCTGGACAATCTTCCCCTATTCGCCCAAGATGAAATCTAATCCTAGGCCCACGCCCGCCCAGGCCGCGGTTCTCATGGAGATGGCGAAGGGGAGCGAGGTCTATTTCCAGCGCAACGAATGGCGTTCGATCGGGCCCAGATGGGTCAACGGGCGCGCCAAGTCTCGAGCCGGCACGATCCGGGCCGCGACCTGGCGGGCGCTGATCGGCCTGAACTATGTGCAGCTCCAGGATCCGACCGGCTCCAAATGGACGCTGACCGAGGCCGGTCTCCAAGCCGCGGGCGGGATCCATCCCGAGGATCTGTTGCGCGAACCAAAGGGAATGACTGCCCACGATGTGCTGAAGTCTCTGCGGAAGCTGTGGCCGGAAATGCCGATGGCTGTCGAAGTGGCAATCGGGGGCGGAGCTCCGTCCTATTCTGGTCCGCCCTCTTACGCCGATGCCGTCTTCCTCATGGGCAGCGAGGGCATGACGGCGGTCGAAGTGAAAGTCAATCGCGGCGACTGGCTGGCCGAGCTCAAGGATCCGATGAAGCGATCTCTGATCGTGGCGATCTCGGCGAGGTTTTATTTTGCTACT